TGATGAAATTGCATATTGGGGAAAATTTTATAGTGAACTGTGGGATGTTGTAAATTCAAAAAATTGGGCTAATCTAAAACCAGAACACGGTGATGGTGGAAGTTGGATATGCACAGAAGAACATAGATTAGCAAACTCAGAGAGAAATTCTGGATCAAATAATCCATTTTATGGAAAAAAACACTCAGAAGAAACTAAACAAAAAATGAAACATAATCAGCCAGACAAGAGGGGCGATAAAAATCCTAATTGGCGCGACGGAATAAGTAAATTGAGAGAACATAAAAAGTTTGAATGTGAATACGATAGATCACGGGCGAGTTCTGAAAGAATGAAAGTTCAGAATCCTATGTTTGATGAAGAGATTAGAAATAAGCATATTCAAAGTATCGCTGAAATGAGAGAGAAGAAATCGATTCTGTGTGTTCATTGCAATAAAATGATGGATCCTGGAGGATATGCTGTTCATTTTAGGTCAATATTGAAAAAAGGATTGATCTAGCTCACACAGTTTTTTGTCTAGGTCTTCGCGCATGATTATCCTTTTAGCTGGTTGATGACGTCTTGAAGTTCTTTCACTTGAATTTCAAGTTCGGCAATTCGATCTTTGTCATTAGAATCAGACACACCGACTGGATCTTGCGCTGGAGCTTCTTCAATTTGCTTCGTTGCGTAAATGTCGTCGTTCAGATATAGGATGATCTTGCCGCTGTTCCAGTCTTTACCAAACTCAATTCCAATGATGTCTCGCGACTCAACTTCGTTTGCCTCTGTGACTACGCGAACGGCTACGCGCCAATCGTCAGATCCGTTGTATGGAGCTTCATTTGTCGTTGTGTAAAAATCATCAATGACTGCTTTGAAAGTTGTTAGATTCATGGTTATTCTCCGTTCCCGTAGTGTCCGCAAAGCATGCCCATGACGTAATCAATCACAACATCTTCATTTTCATACCAAGCGTCTAGCGGTGTTTTGAAATTGAACACATAGTTTTCTGAATTCCACCAGTTGTCAACTAGAGCCTTGTTGCCAAAACAGGACTGGAGTAGGGTATCAATGTATTCTTTCATTATGTGTGCTCAACAATTTTGATAGGGGTTTCTGAAATAGCACTCTGACAAACTTCGCATGGCTTTGCTAGCGTAGGATTGCCGTTCGCATCATAACGAATTATAAAGATCCTATGCGCTTTTGTCAAGTCTTTACACTTACTTATCGCTGAAATTTCTGCATGTAGATAAATCTTTTCGTCTTCTCCAACTTTTTTGGCATGCTTCGCTTGAAGCGGATGTGTCTTGATGTAAGAGTTTTGACCGACAGAAATGACACGACCGCGCCGGTCATAGATCAGCGCGGTGACAGAGTGCTTTTTACTCACTTTTCAACAACGTAGGGCTTGTCCCACTTGCCGATGTTGATGTCAGTATACCAGCCCACATCAAAATAGTCGGTTTGTAGGTCGCTGTTGTCGTGATTGCCCTTGTTCATCAGAGGAATCACTTCAGACAGAAACTTCAGAGCAACACCGTCGAAGTGGCTCTTGTAGTGATACGGATTTACATCAGTGTAGTCCTTGATCGGAGTAAATCCACGCGAGACTTGGTAGTGATCTCGACCGCAAACCTCGTTGACATTGCCGATGAAGTCAATCTTGCCAGACTTGATGTTCAGGCACAGAGTGGAGTGGTTACGAACCGCGAGAGATGCTTTGACGCCGTACTTTTTGCAGACAGCCTTGATGGCGGGAGCAAGTTCGGTCTTGAGGGATTGAGAAACGTAAGCCATGGTTTTACTCCTTGAAGTATGGGGCTTCGTAAACAAAATCGTATGAAGTTTCTATCGCGCCGACTTTGCTGTAAACAATCGCTGGCGTAATTTCTTCACACAGAGCATTGAAAACTTGTGTCGCAATCTTTGAGTCTTGAGATTCAAGAAACATTGTGCCTTCGTAGAAATACGCAGGAACACTAGTCACACATTTCACAACACTCAGAACAACTTTTTCGAAAGACATTTCAGTCACCTCATCAACTCAACATACACAGTATATCAAAGAACAATACCAGAGTCAAGCGTAGTGTTATTCTGAGTATTGCGAGAAAGCAACACCAATGATCTCGTTTTCAAAGTCTCGAATTGCAGCTTTCACCGATTCAATGCTCATGTCCACTTCTTTTGCAATTTGCTCAGCAGAGTAGCCGGACACATGCATAGACTCGATGTCTATCATGATTTCTTTCATTTTAGCCATTATGCGGCCTCAACACTCTTGATGTATTCAATGTCACTAGCTAGTTCACGGCGCACTGCTGGCGAAATGTCTGCTAACTTCTTCAGAAGCGACGACAAATAACCGACAGCGAAGGGCGAAAGACGCTCACCCGAGAACTTTTCGCTTCGCATCGAAATGTGGCGCAGAAGAAAGCTAGCTTCTTCTGGACCGAACTCAAACTTCTTGCTCATTTTTTCTCACCTCATCAACTCAACATAGATAGTATAGCACGGACTAGTAGTTGAGTAAAGCGTAGTGTTATTCGTATTCCTCGTCAAAGTCTTCTTGCTCTTCCTGTGGATCAGTGTCGATCTCGATGTGACCAATTCGGATCACACCGTCTTTTTCGCCAGTCTCAAATTGGTCTGAAAAAACAACAATTGATCCTTCTTCTGAGACTTCTCCACGGATGTCTTCTGCGCGAATGCATCCGATCGAACCAGAATCGACTCCGTATTTGAATCCGTATTGATCAGGATACATACCGTCACCGTACATGGTGTTGTAAATCGCGAAACGTCGCCCATCGTTTAGAGTGAACTCTCCTTCAACGCATTCGCAAGGATTGTCATCTGAGATTGTCAGATCACACACTTCGTCCCATTCTGCGTCCATGACATAGCAGAGATCGCCGATCCAATAAGTTCCAGCAGGTAAAGTCACTGCGCATCCTTTCGCGTCATTGTGTCGTCAACCCAAAATTCTGAGATCGTCTGAAGCCAAATCAGATTGTCTGTCACGCTTGCCGTGCCGTTCTGCACTCGCGCATCACAGTCTAGCTGAATTTTGTTGTATTCTTGTAGAAATAGCTTGATTTCTTCGTTCATTGTATGTCCTTTCAGTAGACGTTACGAATTTGTCGGTTGTATTGGCTCATGAATGCGATTGCGAAGTCTTCAACATCGTCGGTCGGAATCGTAGTGTCTTCTTTCAGTTTGTGAAAGTATCGGAAAGCAGCACGAGGACCGAACTCTCCGCTAAATTCCATAACGTCTTGAATCTTGTGCAATTGTTCTTGAGTGAAGTTATACAGCATTTTGAACCTCATATCGATATTGACGCTTCAACCAATATTTGTATTTGGCAAAGTATTCTTTAGAACTGTATTCTGGTTTTCTGCGAAACCAAGCCTCGAATTCACAGCAATGATCATACCATTTTTCTTGACACCAGACACGAAACTTCATATCACACCTCAACTTCTGTGGCAGGATAAGCGATACGACCGTCATACTCAAGCTGACTAAGCTCAAAGTCGGTCAGAAAGTCATCTTCAACGACCTCGGCGTACATCACAGTTTCGCGATACGCATCATTGTCGCACTGAATCTTTTCTGATACCGCGACTATGATATCGTCGATGCGAGTTTCATCAACGTTCTTCACGACATAATCGTTGCCGCCTTTTGGCTTCCAGTATGCGTTAGCGCCGGTACCGAAAGTACCATCGGCATACACGGCGTAGTTTTCGTAGACTTGGGTGGTGATCAGCAGCTTGGACATTTCGTTACCTCATCAACTCAACATAGTCAGTATATCAAAAAACAATAGTTGAGTAAACTATAGTGACATTTCAGACATCAGCTCCTGCTTAGGATATTTCGATTCTTTGCGACGTTTGTCGTCAACGACTCGCATGCGATATTTCGGTGACCGCAAGTCTCGACCCACGTAGTCTCGCGGCCGAGGTGTTTTTAATGTGATTTTCATTTTTACTTTCTACGATTGAAAAGGAGATTGCAGATAAACACAAAGGCTGCAATCCAAACTGGAAGACCAAAGAGAAGAAGAGCAGCCGTCGTTTCCATTTAGAGAATCCCGGTCCAGGTAGCGTTTTTGTAGTTCTTGGTCAGCACATTGCCGCGAACAAAATTCGTCGCAGGAGCAGTCCAGGTGTTAGCTTTCAGAATGTCACCCTTGCGGAACTTGCCACCGTCGCGCAGAACGATGAACGAATGAACAGAGCCTCGGGTGACAACCTTTGCGTACTTGTTGCCGATATCAACTCGGACACCGAGAATAAACTCTTCGCGCATTTGGGCGCCTACAGCGGTATCGTTCTTGTTCCAGCCGCAATAGTCGCCCATGATGTGCTGGAGATAGTCCTCAACAGCAAATGCGAAGTCGGAATCAATAGCGTTCATGAGTTTCGTGTTCATTTCAGTGTTCCTTTACTTGACTTGAGGATGATTATATCAACCCCTGGCTCTCCAAGTGACCCAGGGCTTCCTGCGAACAGACTCGATCATCTTCACGCCGCCTCGTGTATAACGAGCATACGCCATGCCTGACATGAAGTAGCCGAGTTCAAGGCGACCAGTTGGCTTGAGGGTGTTCACATTGAATGCCTTCTTCCAACGACTGTCGAACTTACCGCGAATCAATCTACGCATCATTTTTTTCACCTCTTTATCAACTCAGTGAAGACATCATAACACGGATCAATACCAGAGTCAACCGTAGTGTTATTATTCACACGAAGGTATCAGCCAGATGATTGTAGCGAACTTGAAAGTTCCAAGCGTCCTTTTCGTGGATGCTGCCATCAACAGTGTTACGATACGTCACGCTGTAATCATCGGTGTGATCTTCGGTTGCGCCAGGATACTTGGCAACTTCAACGATCACGACTTGAACACCGGTGACACTAACCCAAACTTCGCCAACATTGAAAGCTGGACCCGTTGCTTTGTGAAACTTGATTTTGCCGTTCATTTCAGTCACCTCATCAACTCAACATAACTGTTAGGCTTTTACCTTCTTCCAGCACTTAGCCACTTCTTCCCAACAACCGTGACTCAAACCAAAACTCCAACTGTAGGCTCCGTTTTGACGGAGAGTCTGCACTTGCAATACATCCATGCCTTCTCCCAAGCAAAGGCAATAATCGCCCATCTTAAGTCCGGGCAACTTCTCTACTTCGAAGGTCAACTTGCCGTATTCTGCTTCCAACTCGGGCATTTCAGTCTTGAGGAACTGGTTCAGTTCACGCTTGTTCTGGAACACAAAGGAAGCCTGAAGGTTGCCTCGCACACGACCCACAAACTTGAACACCGGATTCGTCATTTCAGTCACCTCATCAACTCAACATAGCCAGTATAGCAAGAATCAATAGTTGAGTAAAGCATAGTGTCTTTTACGTGTAGACGCTCAGATAGGATTTTGCCAGCTCCGTGTCTTCTATCTTGTCAAATTCTTCGAGAATCGCGATTGCAATTAACGTGTATGCATATTGCAATTCATCTAAAGATAGCGATTCACGCCACGCTTGCAGTGTTTCTGGGCTTGCGTTTAGAATAAACTCCAAGTTTTGTCTGTCTTCATGTGTCATCGTCGATGCCTTGAAATATTCCGAACCTTGATGTTGTGTCTTCTAGACCTAGAGGAACTGTGTCAGAAAAATCATCTCTCGTTCTTCTGAATTGTTCTGCATCTATCGCTGCGAGACGTTCTCTTAGCTTTGCGACTACTGAAGAAATGTTTTGACGATAGTAATCAGCCGAAACCCATGATCTGAGTTTCAGAAATTCATCTAAACATTCTTGTAGTAGTCTCCTATCGGTCATGCCACGCTAGATACCATACGATTTTAGTGCTTGAATCGTCAATTGTGCATCCGTGTGAAGAATTGCGTTTCCGTTGTTTTCAACGAAATCTAAGATCACGGATTCAGTGTCGTCAATAAGGATGGTGTTTGGATTTGCGTAAAACTTCTTCTTGCTCTTTCCTGGAACAATGTTCGGCTTGAAGTCAAAGCCATGCGCCTTGAGCCATGCAATCTTCTGCGGTACAACTTGAGAGTGAGTCTTTTCACCGCCACTAGACGACAGAATTTCAACAGTGATGTTTGGATTCTGACGAAGATATGCCACAAGTTCATTTGCGCCAGGAAAAAGCTCTAGCGTAGAGAACTGCACACTTTCAATGAAATCGTACCAGCGCTGGTCGAATCGCTTCGTAGCACGAGCTTCAGTCGGCGAAGATCCGAACAACTCTAGCCAGCGCTTCTCAAAGTTAGCGAGAACGCCATCCATGTCTAAGTAAACCGTCTTAATTGCGTACTCCATGATTTACCTTTTACAGACTGCGAACAAATTCTTCAGCGAACATCTGGTCCTCGAAAGGAGATTCTTCATAGACAGAATCGAAGATGATGTCCGCAACTTTGCTGGCGCTAAGATTTTCAATGGGATCTTGATCAACGTCAGCAACTTCGCTCTTGACTACGATCGGTGCCACTGGCTTAGCAGCACCGGCAGCTTTTGCTTTACGACCGCGCTTTTGTGTAGCAGGAATCCCGATGCCAGCGTCGTTCATCTGATAGGCTACAACTTTGCGACCATCGCGAATCGGAACGATGACTGCGCCGAAATCAATCTTTGCGTACAGAACGTATGCAGACAACTTGTAGGCTAGAACGCCTTCAATTGCGAGAAGATTCTCAACGGAGACTGGAGAACCAAGTGATTCCTTCAGCATCGTGTAGACTTTACCTTGATGGGAGAGCTTGCTCATGATTTTTCCTTTCAGTATTTATCTAAGAGAACTACAGTTTAGTCCAAATCATTGGGAATGTCAAGTGCAGGAACAAGACTACCGTCGCTTTTTCGCAACAGAAGTTTGCCGATCATTGACCAGTCGGCCGATCTCATTTGATATCCAGTCATCTCGTCAAGAAACTTTTTTGCTTCTGCGATTGTGGAGAAAGATTGTGAACCGTTCATGTTGAAGATGGAAGGCTTTGCTACGAATTCATTCATATTGCTTTGCTACTTTTGATGCGCCAGTGATCGCAAGAACGAAACCAGCGAAGAATGTTGATGTCATGTAGAAGATGAAGGACCAGGACGGATCTGCGGGCATCGTGTCAATGCCTCCAGCAACACCGAACATAATGAGAAGACCAACAAGAAGACGGATCATGATGAACTCCTTAGAGATTATGCGATATCCAGTTGAACATTCATGCTTTCCCAGACACCGGCGATACCGCATGCGCACTGGTCAGCAAGACCCGTTCCAGATCGAGTATATTCAAGTGCGTCTAGGGCTTTCTGGACAGCAGCATTACATGCGGTGAAGTCACCGAGACCGAACCGAATTTGCTTAGCCGTCGCATAGACGCAGACAGCGCCGACGATCACACGAAAACGCTTAGAAGCAGGAAAACGCTTAATCATTTCAGTCACCTCATCAATTCAACATAGTCAGTATAACACGGCTGAAAGACTTGTCAACTCATCCGTGCTTCTTTTTTGTTATTCCGTGTTGCGATAAAGCAACAGCTTTAGCTCCTACGCTAGATACTGATCCGCGTATCATGGGCCAAGTCCTCTCAGACTTGCGAGGACCGCGATACGGCAAAATCGTTACTTTGGTCATCATGATGTGATCTCCTTACAGATACGTGACGAACTGCCCAGACTTTGCAATCTTGCGATTGATTCGCTGGATCTTTGCGAACACTTTGCATGTCGCTTCCAGATGCTCAGCGGCGCACATTTGCTTAGCCGCTTTTTGAACTGCTGTCGCTTCTTCCACGAGAGCTTCTTTAGTCTTCATCAACTTGAGAAACTCGGCACTAGGAACAAGGGCGCGCTTGCCGAAGAGAACTGTTTCAATCATCTTGTCACCTCATCAACTCAACACAATCAGTATATCAAAGAACAATACTTGAGTAAAGCGTAGTGTTTTATCGAAGTTAACGATCAACAACAAAATCAGCTACACGAACTCCGCCGAGTTGAGTGAGGATTCCATATCGACTCCAGAACTTTCGAGCTTGTTCTTCTGTAATTTCTGTGTACTCGATGATTTCAGTCACACGGCCGCGAAAATCCGTACGCTCTCCGATGAATTCTGGAACTTTGGTTGACATCATCTTGAAAACGCCGTTGTTTGGATTGTCGGGATTGAGATATCGTGACCAGGTAATACCATAGAACTTCTTGCCAACACCAAATGCACGATGGAACTTGTCTTTGTAGACTTCTCCAAATCCAGCGCAAGCGAAACATCCGCCGGGCGCACCAGCATAAACAACAACCATTCCTTTGAGAAAGCCGTTGCCGTTGCAGCGGCGACATTTAATCTTGATTGCGTTTACCATGTTGATGTTCGAAGTTTGTGTTTAGAAAACTGTCATTCGAACTGTATTGTACCACAAAATCTGAAATTTTACCTCATCACACATGCGGGAAGAACTAGATACTTATCTTCGTTGGGCAAATACTTCCAGCTAATGTGATAGCCCGCCGCAATCGTGCTAGGAGCATCTATAGGATCAATGCCAACAAATCCAATGAAACTTTTTTCAAATTCAGATTTCACTTTAAATTCATCGCGAAACTGCCAATCGGCAGACATAAAACTTGCAGTAAGCACGTCGAACTCCTTTAAGAATTTACGCCAGACTCATGCGTCGGGCAATACATTTTGCTTCAAAAACAATTTCTTCGCGAGATGCAGAAGACAGTTGGATCTGAGAGAACCGATACCAGACTTGAGCGATCTTTTCAGCGTTCACTGAACCGAAGACTTCTTCAAGGAACATCATGTAGCAGCGTGGAAGCATTTCGTTCACCTCATCAACTCAACACAGTCAGTATATCAAAGAACAATACTTGAGTAAAGCGTAGTGTCTTTATGCTTGTGTCGAAAAGGCAACGGAATCAAGAATTCGTTCTGTATAAATAACAGAGATTTTTCGTTTAGGAGTTTGCATATATGCCCGAGCCAGGTTTTCTAACAGCAAAGGTAGCGTCAATGTTGGGTGGTTTATTTGGCGGCGCTGCTATTCTAACATACATACGACCTACAACCATAGGTGAAGCATTTCTTCGCGGAGGCGTCTCAGTTGGTAGTGCAACAGTGTTCGCGTCACCGATTATAGAAAAGCTGAATTTTGATAATAATTGGGAAAATCAATTGATGATGGGATTTGTTATAGGCTTTTTAGCATATAGCGTTTTAGGTATGGTAGCAAATTTACTTGTGAAATATAAAGATAAAGATATAGTAGAAGCAGTAAAAGATATAAAATCATGATTACAGACGTAATACTACTTTTGAATAATCATAATTTACAATTACCAATCAATTTTTTTGCACATTCGCTTACATTTATAGGCGCATTTTATGTCGCAATGCATGCTAGACATTTACCACATTGGCACGTTACTCCACTATGGTACGTCGGCTTAGCAAGTCTTTTAAATGCATTCGCGATATTATTTCAGTATATAATAGGTCCACAATTTCCTATCAGCTATTGGAACATCAGCTTATTCTCAGAGACGCTCTCAAATCTTATGGTCTCTCTGATCGCTATGGCTATGTTAGCCCATACTGTATTCAAAGACATTATCGGAAGACGCAAAAGACGTTCAGAACAAAGTCACGACTGACTCTGGTGCGAGTGGAGGGATTCGAACCCTCATGCTGTTTAGGCGGCGAGTTTTGAGCCCGCTGTGTCTACCGTTCCACCACACTCGCAACACTCATGCCGCAATCTTGTTGCGCATGTCAATGATTTCTTTTAGTCTATCTGCACAATATGATGCAGCAAACGCACGTGGCTTGATCATAGGAACAACATTGCACATTCCTCTGATGTAACCGATAGCTTCTTGCACGACGCAGGAGCTTCCGTAGCGCTCGTTGGGATTGATGTCCAGGTGAATTTCAACTTCTCTATCTTCTAAAACGTCAGCAAGTTTCAGATATAGCTCTGAAATTTTGTAGACTTCAGTCATCAGCCGCATTCTTGGCTTATTCTTGTTCTTCTCGAAGTCCCGTTCGCGCTGAACTTCACCGAAGATTTTACAGCCATGCTTACCGTCAATGTGGACGACTACAGCAAGTGTGTAATCGGCGTACCATTGATTGTTAATGAGAATACGCTCAGAGTCTCCACCAATGTAGATGCGAGTCTCCGGAGACTGTCTTTCTATGAACTCTTTCACTTCGGTTATATCAATTTGTATGTTCATGATTGCATCTCAGTGGAGCGGGATACCAGGATCGAACTGGTCTCACTAGCTTGGAAGGCTAGGGCACAACCACTATACCAATCCCGCGACTTGTTAGAATTGTGTCGGATTATTGATTTCTGTTTTCACTGTATTGAACTTGTCGAAGTTCTCTTCATAAAAGTCTGGTTCTTTCAAATCGGCAACATTCATCGCTCTTTCAACTTCAAAATGTGCAGCTACAGTTTCTAAATGTTGTGCACTTGTATTAGAAGTATCTTTTAGTAAGTCTATGCTAGATGCAACTGTATCTAAGCTAGTTGTTATTTCTAAAATCTGATTTTTGATAATGCCAACATCTGTTGCTTGATATAGCGCTGAAGTTGCAATAGATTCTAAATGTGAAGCAATTCTTTCTAGAACATCAGTATAATCAACTTGTATTGAAAGTGCAGTAGGATTACTTGTAGATGCTCCATCTTGAGCGATAATATATGAGTTTGCGCCATCTGTAATTCTATAAACTTCAACAGTTGGACTGGTATTTGCTATGATTAGAGATTGTGTGGCCATATATTATCCTCAAAATCAATTATTTAAATTATTCGAATAGCTTGTATACTTCTCTTGCGTCTGAACCACATTCTGGACAGTTAGCGAACTTTGGCAAGTCTTCTAGCTTACCCATAGTTGCTTCGTCGTGAACGTGCCCACAGACTTCACATACGTATTGTTTATTATCCATGATCATTCCTTATGATAAAAGTTGGTGGAAGATATCGGACTCGAACCGATCACCTCCTGCTTGCAAAACAGGCGCTCTCCCAGATGAGCTAATCCCCCATGATGATAAAACTGGTGCCGACTATCGGATTCGAACTGATGACCTATCGCTTACAAGGCGATTGCACTACCACTGTGCTAAGTCGGCAACTTAAAAATGGCTCCGAAGGCTGGGATCGAACCAACGACCAATTGATTAACAGTCAACTGCTCTACCGCTGAGCTACTCCGGAATAATCTGTATTATACTATATATTCACACGGAAATCAACATCAAAGACTCTGCTTTCCTGCGTCTTGTTAGACCAGGCAAGACTCTTCCCGCTGCTTTGTTCCAGCGTAGAATTTCTCTTCCTGCTGATTCCCAATCTTCTTCGTTTACTCTCTTGCGCAGTGTACTTATGCGATAGTTTCCAAGCCCACAATTGTAAGCGAAACTAATGATCGCAGCAAATCTTCTCGGCAGCGCATACTCTAAGTTTGGACTTAGATCAAGCACTCCCAATGCAAACTGTTGAACGTGCTTTTCGAGTGCTGTTGCGCATTGATCTAGCGACCACACTGTGTCTGGTCCGATGCCAGATCCTGTAGTGCCCCAGCCAATTGTCCAAGGCGCACCGCCCGTTCCTGGATCAGGATACGCATGCGCAGAGCCGTCTGGTAGTCTTCTATGATAACCCTCAAATGGCTTTATTAGCGCGTCTGTTGCAATACGAATGGCATCTTTCATGTCTTCTCGCGCTTCTCAATACTTCTACCAACGAACCAGAAAGTTAGAATCATGTTCAACATTGCAAAATCTTCTACTGTCCAGTTCTCTTTAGCGACTTCTTGCCATCCAGCACCTGTCTGAATCGCATAAGTTACCATGATGACTTTATAAGCGACATAGAGTCCAAATAGAGTATAAGTCACCATCGGGCGAACTAGTGCGCTTAGTGCACTGACCCACTTGTAACTCTTGCTCGCTTCTTCGCTCTGACCTCTGAACGCATCTGCGATTGCTTTTGTTTGTTCAATGCCATGATCTACATATCGTTCTTCTAGCTTGAAGTCACCTTTCATCTTCTCGACTTCTGTCTGAAGTGTGAACATCTTTAGTTCATGCGCTCTTTCATCTTTACGATCAAAGAACTTCAATACTTCAGGAAACATTCTGAACAAGCCGCCGAAGATGCTTCCTATGATACCGCTTCCAAGAAATTCTCCAAGAAATTCCATTGTTGTCTCCCATACACGTTTTATAGTGTATGTATTTATACAACAGAATCAAAATCCAATCGTTTTTCTGCCCATACTACGTGCTACAGAAATGCTGTTTCCAAGTGCTGCTGCACAGTAGAACGTGCCGTCTTTCTTGAGAGTTATTCCATTCACTTTGAACGACCGTAGAACTCTGTCTCCGTTCCACCAAGAACGTTGAATTTTGATGTATCCTTCAATTTCTAATTGCTCTCTCAGCTTAGTGAATTCTGGATGATCAATCCACCGAGTAACTTTGAGCGGCTTATCCATCATTTCATTCATGGCGTCAATCTGATCTTGAGTCATAGATCCCATGGGCGTGAAGTTAGTGAACTTCACCTCTTCATGTACTACAACTTGTGTCAAGTATTCTTCAGCTATCTCAAAGTTTTTCAATGTCATGATGCATCTCCTAATATAATTCGCTATAGTTCAACACACTTCATTCAGTGAACCCATCTGCTGACTTCGTTATTAATTGCTACTGGACATCTAGAATTCCTTCGCTGAGGCATCAGAAATGTGCTGAACTATAGCCCCACTCCCTAAAGTGGAACTCTAGTGTCTTCTTTTTCAGGGCGACGACCCGTGAGTGCCTTGAGAGAGGATGGTTATGCGCCGACAACTAAAACGCAACCATTTTTCGCCGATTTGTGCTTGACAGAATAGGGATCATCTGTCAGAGGCATGGCACCTGCTTATTAATAAGCCCTAGGTTACTGCAACGAGAATGAACTCGCTGGCTCGCCGTCGGGCATATGACACGAAATCCTTTCGGACTCGGAACTATGGCAATCTCTACCAATCCGATAGTGGATTGTATCACAGTTATGATTACCATATTGAAGCACACACTCTTCGGACTTGCACCGACGACTATCCCACCCTTGCGGATCTTACCCTGTCTCAACAGGTTGCTCTTTGGTTAGTTCCGGACTTGGCCAAAAGAGTTTCGGGATTTTAGAATGCGCTTCAATATGGTGTCAGTCTTTCCTGACTGTCAATAGCATCACTGTTACACCTGTATTTCTCATATCACTATTTCAGATATGCAGTTCCTTGATTACCAAGACACCAGTTAAGGGAGACGCTACAACCACCCATCAATTCTAACCATATGGAAGCACACTTGAGATAACCGTGACCAGCGGGGGCTTTTTACATCTCTCTACCTGCATACTCACCAGACAGTCACTTC